CCGTGCAGGGCGATCGTCCGTAGTCCTCGCCGGACACGTCCATCCACATGCGGACCGTGAACGGGAACGTGAGGAACTCGCCGCTCGCGAGCCCCGGATCCTTGGCGCCGTCGGCGACATAGACGGCCTGGTACTGCGCGTTCTTGAGCTTGCGCTCCTTCGAGTCGTAGCCGAACGGGTCGAACGGCATCACGCATCGGTAGACCGTGCGCTTCTCCTCGCCCTGGTTCTGGTCGAGCGCGCGCTGCCACTCGATCGGCAGGGCCTCCTTGCCGAACAGCTGCGCGAACTGCCTGATCGGGCGGACCATCTTCTGGTGCAGCGTATCAACGTGGCCCTCGGAGTTCTTGCTCCAGGCGACGTCTTTGAGGTGCAGGCACGAAAACAGGATCCCGGACTGGTCCTGGTTGTAGGGGTGCGCGACGACAGCGTTGCCGAACGTCACGTAGTCGTGGTCGCTCTCGGCCATAGCCTTGGAGAAGTTCGCCTTCGGTGCGTACACGATATTGCGCATGGTCTTGGACGCAGCTTCCAGCCATTGCTTGGCCTCGTCGTCCTGCATGACGTCTTCGGGGCGGGCGGCTGCGCGGAACCACTCGCGGCCGCGGGGCCTCAGCATCGCACCGAGGTTCTGCGCCAGGTCGCGGCGCATCAGCATCGGCTCGGTGGTGATGATGCCCTCGTAACGCTCGGAAGCGTCGGAGTAGGTACGGGTGAAATCGGCGCGGGGCGGGTAAAATATCTCAGCCTGCATCTGCCAGAGCGTGTCGTAGACCGCCTTGCGCCTAAACGCAGCCTGCGCAGCCTCCAACGCCTTCTTGGCCCGCGCCTGCAGCGCGTCCTTGTCGGTCTTCTTCTCCTCGATGCCCTCGTAAGCCACGGGTCAGCCGAGCATCGTTCTGCGAGGGCCGCGAGGCTCAGGGCGCCCGGCGCGGCCAAGCGACCCGGACAGCATTGTGTTCATTTCCCCTGCTTGCTGCCTTGCGGCAGCGGGCGCGGCAGACGGAAGATTAGCCTCGATTGGGACCCGAGGGTCCATGCTTCCGGTGCCGCGATGGCCCGCAGCTTTGTTGTCCATGGCGCGCTTTACCATTTTCCTCATCATCCGAGCATCGTCCTGCGTTCAGTGGGTGGCGGCGCGGCGTAGTCGCCGTCGCCGAGCGAGCCGGACAGCATCGTAGACATGCGGCCAGAGCGACCGCGGTTGCGGCGCGCGTCCTCGACCGCAGCCTGCTGCACGTTGGGCGAGGTCGCCGTAGGGATAGGTCGAGGTGGCGGCGGTGGCGGTGGTGGTGGCGGCATCTTGGGTGTGCGCATCATGGGGTGGTTTACCTCCTGCCGATCACCTTAGCGCGGTGAGGCGTGACGGATGGTTGATTGCCCCTGACCTGCTGGGATTTGGCCAGCGCGCGGTTCGATGGCGACGACGCGTACCATGCGAGCAGGCACGAATCTCCCTTGTCCGGCGAGCGCCCGAGGCGCTTCTTCACGGCGTCCTTGCTCTCGATCTGGATGCCCTGGCGCGTGATCTCGAACGACGGCGATGCCAGGTCCTGTGCCAGCTCCTCGTCAGGATACAGCTCAATCTTGTCGCCGGTGATGGGGTTGAGGCTTTCGCGCATCATCCAGTGAAGATAGGCGCGCATGTTTTTGAACTCGTAGTTGCCATGCTTGGACCTGGCGTTGGCGCCCGCGCCGGGATTGACGCCCACGACGGGCATGTCGAGGTGCTTCTTGAGGTGCGTGTGTGCGTCGCCGCCCCAGCCTCCGCCCATGTCGATCGCGATGGTCGCGCCGTCACGGACGAGCGCAACCACCATGCCGGCGACGGCCGGGCCGTCCGTTGTCATCGAGCCGGGCATCTCGGTCGATTGCTCGATGCGGACCCCATGCACAGGCGTGACGACCGTCTTGTCAGGCCCGCCCTGCGCCACATCGACACCGAGGCCGGTCATCGGGCTGCCTGGCATGTGTCGGTTCTGGATGTAGCGAGCCTGGGCAGCCTTGATCCACGCCATCGGAATAGCGCGCGTCAGCTCGTCGCCCGCCTCCTCGAAAGCCTCCTCGTCAGTGGCAGGATACTCGCGCTTGAAGCCGATGCAGAACTCGTCGGATCCGAGCCCGTCGAGCATCGCCATGTCGCGGTTCTTGTCCCACGCCCAGTAGGCCTGCTCGATGTCGAGGCCGTAGAGCGCCATGTACTCCTGGAACCTGGGCGGCGGATGCCAGCCCTTGGGCGGCTCGGAGCGGTACTCCTCGTGCAGGAACCACGGAATGAACAGCGCCATGTAGCCGGTCTCGCCGCGCTTTGCGGCCATCCATGCGCGGTGGAAGCGTCCGCCCGGCTTGTCTGCCGTGCTCTCGATGATGATCTCGGTGCCCTGCTCGTTTGGCACAGCTTCGGCCAGGCCCTTCCACACTTCGGACGCGCTGGCGTCGGGCCAAAAGTCGAACTCGGACGCATGCAGCAGCTGGATGGTGTTGGACCGGCCTGCAGAGCGCGCGCCGGCGGTGGCGATCTTGTAGCCAGAGTCGAGCTTCGAGAACTTCAGCTCGTTGGCGTTCGCCACGCCGGTCATGGGCTTGAAGTCGGGCAGGTTGTTGTCGTGGTAGCGCTTCGTCATGCTGAAGAGGTTCTGCGTCGCAGCGTCCTCGTGCGTGACGATGAAGGCCAGGACGCCGTTCGACGTCGAGACCCGCTTGTAGAACCTGCCGCCGACATAGGTCGAGATGCCCTGCTGCCGGCCCTTGAGGATCAGCACGCGCACCTTGCCCGTCTCGCGCATCTGGCGCTCCAGCCGCTCGTGAGCGTAGCGCTGCGATGAGTTGAGGACGAGCGGCTTCAGGCCGTCGCTCTTGGTGCGGATCTGCAGGCAGCACTCGAAGTACAGCTCGTCGTTGAACAGGATCTGTTCGTACTCGTCGTCGGTGAGTTGAGCCTGACTAGCCTTCGTCACTGGTTTTCTGCCTTAGCTTTTCAAGGCGTTCTTCGTGCGAAACGATTGTGTGCTCGTGTTCCTGCCTGTCGCGCCACTCAGCCGACCTGCGGTTCTTGAGCCAGAAGATCGCAGCTGTAGTGTCCGGAGCATGGTGCTCGACATAGGGCGCGTAGATCGGATCCTCGGCGCCTGCGGGCAGAAATACTTTAACCGATTCAGACGAGTAGCCGACCGCTTTATGGTACAGGCTGCGCTCGACACGGGCGTCTGCTTCGGCCTTCCAATCCTTTAGGGCGTCGCAAAAATCCGGGAAGTTCGCCTTCCAGCGATACCAGGTCGATCGGTCCACTGCGAAGAACGCAGACATCTCGTCATCGGTCCATCCCTTGACGGCGAGAGACCTCACCTTGTCGAGATCGACTTCGGTGAACTTGCTTGGCCGGCCTAATGGTTTGGCCTCCTTCGGCTCCTTTGGTGTCTTGGCCATCACGCACTCATCCTCGTCCCAATCGACACCGGCCGACCGAACCGGCAATGAAGATACACAGCCGCATCAAACGTCAGCACAAACCCGCGCGGCCGGACAGCGGTGACGGGATCCGGCAAGCCAAGATCCACGAACCGCTTGCGGATGTGATAGTTGAACGTGCGAATCTGGCTGTCCATCGCTCCGGGCGCGTCGGCCTGGTAGAGCCGCTCGGTCGCAGCCTCGTAGGCTTCCATGATCTGGTCTGCTGTCTTCACGAGCGGATAAGCCTCCATCAGGATGCCGAGGAATATAGCCTGCCATGTGGGTACGCTTAATTCATGGGCGAGCTGGTGGGCGATGTTGAGGCCGGTGATGCGCCTCATTTGTGCCTCAACCTCGTGGGCGAGGTCTGGGTGTCTCAGGTAACCCGAGACACTTTTTTCCCTTTCTTTGTGGGCGTTTATGATGGCCCAGACTGTTTTTCTGGACCTGCCGCCGAACAGCACACCGACGCGGGTAAGGCTCCACGCCTTGTCCTCGTGGAGGGTTTTCATGGCGCGCGCACGCGCCCGGCAAATGCCCTCCTCCTGCGACCGGCCAAGCAAAGCGTTGGCGTGGTATCCATGAGCCATGGCAATCTCGGACACGATCGACATGGCCGAGGCGGAAGGTCGGGAGGCAAGGGCTGTCGTCATTGGCAATCGCACTCCTCATCGAAATACACGGCGCAGTTCGAAGCGTGATCCGCACTCGGGCGAGCCCTCCTCTTCACAATCGGCTCAGGATCGCTCGTGGCGGCGTTCTCGGTGCTCGGGGCCACCACCCTATGCTTGGTGGCAAGATGGGCTCCCAGCGCCTCCTCAGCGGCAAGGTAGACCTTGTTGCGCTCATCGATCGTGACCTGGAGCTGTGTCCTGCGCTCATCGAGGCGGATCAGCTCGGTGCTGATCTTCGCCATCTCTGCGAGGTCCTTGCGGTGCGCGTCCGACGCGAGAAGGATCCGCGCTTCGTTGATCGC